ACGCTGCCTAATGGCAGCAGTCTGACCTAGAGCACTCACACTTTAGGACCCAGGCTTCGACTATGTGAGAAACGACGTTGGCAAAGCTTTGAGCCATCGGGCGTATCATGAAGCTACTGAAACCACAAGGTTGTTTGTTATCGTGTGGCAGAGGGAATGTTAAATAATAAACTACACTCGTAGAAGGACAGGGAATTGTATTTCGGACACGGGTTCGACTCCCGTCTAGTCCACTAAAAGGCGGTTTGTGATAAAACCGCCTTTTTACTTGCAAAACCGCATAAATAAAGGCTTTACACGTCACTGTGCAAAGCCTTTTATTAAAACTGATTTTTCGATTTAAAGTTGTTTTTTCTTAAAAATTTCCCCAAAATTTCCCCAAGATTTCACCCGGATATCTCAGATATATATATTGATGCAAACTTCATCATGTCCTCTTCCTTGTCTTTTTGAGCATGCCTGTATACAGACTTGAGCACATGGTCGGTCTTCCAGCCACCGGCGGCCATGATGTAGCTGTCCGGGATGCCGAGTGAGTGAGCCATCGAAGCATAATAGTGGCGCAGGTCATGAAAGCGGAAAGAATCAATGCCAAGCTGCTTCTGGTACTTGTGCAGAGTTTCAAGGATAGTGTCAGGAGTCCCGGCAAAGCCTACACCCTGCTTCCGGAGCAGTCCGGCCACACAGTCATCTACGTAGATGGTCCTGGAGGATTCCTCTGTCTTATTCTTTTCACGCGTCACATAGCCATCCTCACCCTCAATAAGGGATTTGTTAATGGTGAGCATATTGCCGTCCAGATCAGCTGCTGTGACCGCACACACTTCCGAGCGCCTGAGCGCATATATGCCAAGTCTGAAAGCCAGCTCGTAGCGCGTCCCCTTTGATGCGTCGAGGATAGCCTTGATTTCATCATCAGACGGAACATGCGGAGTGTACTTGATACGTGCCGGAAGAGTCGTGTGCAGCATGAGGTCGGGGCGGTACATCCCAAGCACGGCAGAAATAAAGCCGTGATACTCTGCCACAGTCTTTGGAGAGATGAATCCATTGTTATTAGTGGTACTCTTCGGAGACTTCCTCATGCTTATCTTATTGATTTCTGACTGGACGATGGCAGCAGTCATATCCTTGATGGCTGTCTTCTTAAAATCATCGGATATATTGCGCAGCAGTCCCCGATATGATTTTATTGTGGTCGGAGAGAGCACATGCTCCTTGATGGAAATATATTGGGAAGCGTAGCTCTTAAAGGTGCCCTTAATCTTAACAGAGGTATCAATGCCTCTCAGAGCTTCCTCAATTTCTTTCTTTCCGGGCTTGTGGTCGAAGCTCAGGCTGTACTTTTTGCCGTTAATCATTTTTTGAATCCGGTACCTGTTACCTCGTTTTTCAACACGCATAATCATCATCCTTTCTAAAAAAGAGTATAAAAATAACACCTGTCTCTCGACAAATGCCACTCCGAAAGGTATAATGAATGTGCCTAGATCATACTTTTCGGAGTATGAATATATGAGCGCTCTGCAGTTGGTAGCTGCAGGGCGCTTATTATGTTTTGTCGAAGTCAACAAAACATAAATAACGTAAAAGACCCCACATAAATGTGAGGTCTTTTTAAATGCTGTTCGCTGTATAAACAGGAACTATGTCTCATATAGTGCCGGTAAACGGCTTTGTTTTGTGCATTTATTATAACCTCGGTATATTAAATTCGTCAAGAAAAATATACATATATTATTTTTGGGTATGAGTGGTATATGCCTTGTCGCATGTACGTAAGCCATCTATATGCTCAAAGAGGTCTGGCTTTATTGGTGCGCCAAGCGGATCAAGAATAAAGTCGACACCTTCACGACGTGCGAGTTTGGCAGCCGAAACAAAATCACTGTCTCCGGATATGAGTACAATTTGGTCGACCTGATGCTTATAAGCCATTGAGGCGATATCAAGTCCTATTTTCATATCAACACCTTTTTGGTCGATTTCTAAACAAAAATCATCTTCTGTTAAATCTTCGAATTTTAGACGACCATTGCAGAGTTTCTTTACCATATCAGGGCGAATTATGTAATGAGCCTGTTCTTCAGCAAGTTTTCCTAATCTTATTGCGAACTTACGTTTCTTTTTTAGTTCATTTAAAAATTGAGTAGTCCAAGCATAAAGCTCTGTTTTGCCAAGATCAACCTGTTGTTGTTTAAATGGGTGGAATATCCTTTTATTAGATGGGGCACAGTCATAGTAAAATATGCGATACAGGTCACTATGTTCACCGTGCATCCTTAGATGTCGCTTGCAGTATTCTGATAATTCAATAGCACGTTGCTGTGCAGTTTGGTCACCAAACACTGCCTGAGCTCTACGACGGTAGAAGCCACCGTCAACAAGAATTGCAGTTTTCATATAGTTTACCTCCTAAATAGTAATAAAAAAGCTCTAGGGTTCGGTCATTCCCATATGTTGAGAGACGTACAACCTAGAGCACTATTAACGTGTAAACTTTTTTACACACCTATAATATATGCAAAAAGTTTATCTGTCAATACATTTTTGTGATAAAAGTTGTACTTTTTGTGTTTTTTGCTTGATAAGATATTATTTTGTTGACGTCAACAAAATGGTTAAAAATTTGCGCCGGCGCAAATTATAGCTTAAATTCTATAATATTCTTCACAACGGAGTACCTTACGCCTCTTTCAGTACGTCCCCTTTTGCAACGTAACCAAGTTCAATAAGTTCATCGGCACGCTCCAGAAGTCGTTGCTTGCCTTTGTCATTAAGCTGGTGGTACTTATCAAGAATAACCTTATCGTTATTACTGACTGGAAACGGATCTTTCTCTATTTTATTACTCCATCCCATTACATAAGCAGGTGAAACATTACAAATATGTGCGATAGATTCAATTTTATCAGATGGAATATTTGTTATTATATTATTTTCGTACTTGTACAGAGTCTGCTTTGATACTTCAATTTTATCAGCAAAATCTACTTGACTAAAACCAAATGAACTACGCAATTCTTTAATTCTTTCACCTATGGTCAATACACTCACTCCCTTCTATTTATTATGTAACTTGATAATAGCACAAAAATGTTATAAATGCAATAAAAAATGACTTGACAAGTTACAAAAAAGTGTTATAGTAAAAGTAACTTAAAAAGATACGGAGGTGATAGAGTGATAAAGACAGACGAGTTACGAGGTGTAATTGCAAAGAATGGGTACTCACAAAAGGATGTGGCAGAGATGATTGGAATCACTCCTAAGACATTTTATGAGAAGATGAATAAAGGCGTCTTCGGAAGCGATGAAATAGAAATCATGATAGACAAGCTTGGTATAGATAACCCTGTTGCAATTTTTTTTGCACATGAGTAACTTAAAAAGATACTGCATAATTAACAGAAAGGAGAAAACCATGCCAAGAGTAAGAGAACTAACAACAAACAGAAGAATCATTGACGTGAGAAAGCAGCTCACCAGTAAGTGCAGACAGCTGATGTTCGACGATAACATCAAGCTGGAGCAGGTAGCAAGCCTTCTTGATGTAACGCCACAGGCATTGTCACATCAGCTAAGGAATGGCGTCAAGCTGGAGACGGTACTCGCGGTACTGTACCTGACAGGAGCAGACGGTGAGATCACGAGGACAATGAATAAGGTCAGGCTATGAAAGGAGAGACACATGCCAAGAAAAAGCTTTGTAGACGAGAAATTGAAAAGCTTTGCAAGAGTAAACAAAATTGCAGAGTACGCACTGGATAAAGCCGTGGAGCTGGGACTGACACAGCAGGAAACGGAAGAAATACCGGAACGAATAAAAGAAATACTGAAATGGGAGAGATGCAGAGACAACATTGAATATAAAAGGCCCTTGTATCCGGATGACATAAGGGCAAGATGTCTAAAGATCCTCTGGTAAGGCAGACATTAGCACAGAGTGCGGAAAGGAAAAACCATATGGGAAATCAAATTTATAAAGAAATTTCGAAGTTTGCAGAAATGCAAAGAAACGAAATCAAGAGAGAAAAAGCAAAAAAGAAAAGAAAGTCGGTATGTATGGATCCGGACTCTGTTATAGGAAAGGAAATAATGTACCAGACCGCATTACTGCATGAAATATTAGACGAGATAAGAGGAGAAAAGAAATAACCATGTATGAAGTAATACTTTTACTCCTGGTTTACATAATTGCAATATCGTGCATTGCAATTATGAACAAAATATCACCAGGAAATAAGATGTACACAGCGTGGGTAGCGTTTGTGTGCGTGGCGCTTACAGCTTTTGTAATTGTTTACGAAGCTCTGGGGACTCATTAAAAAGCAATGTGGAAAGGAAAGAAGAGTGAATGAACAATTTTAAGAAACAAGCTGCTGAAAGAATACAACAGCTTGTAAAGACTAATTGTGAAGAATGTAATCAATACATTCGGTTTAATTATTGCTTAGGCAAAAACGGCTCAAGAGCGGCAACAAGTTTATTAACAGTAAAAAAATAGGTATTACATTGTTTTTTTATGTCAGAATCAATTTCAACATCTAAATCATTGCTATTAATAAGCTGGACAGCCTGCAGAGCACAAAAAACAACTCTAAATTCGTTTGCAGATATATTTGGCTCATGATGAATGATTTTGCGACCTACTGACAAACAAAGTTGATAGTTAATATTTGCTTGAATTTCATTATCACCTTCGAGCTCAAGAGAAGGAAACAATTCAAGCGCAAAAGTAATTGCTTGTATATCTGAATCAGACAGGGAATATTCGAATTTACTCATTAGTCAAACCTCCTTTCATAATACTTGGACATTATCAAATCCTGTAAATAGAGTATAAGGCTAGATGAGAGAGAAAAGCAAGCGAGATTTAATGAATAAGAAAGGAAAAACCATGACAAAGGAAGAATCACTCAGACTTGAGGAAATCCTCAAGAAAATAGATAAAGCAGATGAGACGAACTGCAGAAAAGAGGAAGAATACAATGAATTTTGCACGAATACCAGAGAGGACTGGAATGAGGAGAAGTATCAGAAACTCAAGAGAGAGAAAATCCTCACAGAAGCAGCGTACTTCGCAGGCCTCATTGAGCTCAAGGCAGAAGTGAAGTGCATGCTGAATCAATAAAAAATATATCCGGGCTTACCGGAGCACCGCAAAACTACC